TGCGTGTTCTCTATAAGAGACACGTATACCCCTAGTAGACGGCCTGAGGCGCCGAAAGCCCTGACCTGCCCCATATTGAAATGGACTCGTGTAGGCCCGACTTTATAAACTCACCTTACCCCAAAACCTACGAAAACCTATGTTAAGTTTAGTTATTTCTACATTTTCACATCACCCATTTGAAAATATAAAAATGAAAAGTTATCCAAATTTTCTTCAGCATTGTTGTGGCCTTTTCACCACAACTTAAATTTTTGCTCCTACCTAATTTGAACTACTGTTTCTAGCTAACACAGGACACGGACCTGGCGTTCAGCTTAGCCGAATTCGGAACATTTTGGACGGAAGTACCACAGTTTGGAGATTTCTCCCGCTAGTATGGATCGTTTTACAAAATACAGAGTCACCTTCTCTGTATCCTGCACAATAAACAAAAGCAGCTGAGGCTATACTATTGACGCGCGTGTCGATTACGTCACCGTTGATAGTAGAATATCAGGCGAGTCTTAGAAAGCGCCAAGAGCTCTATATTCTGTGATATGGAAACCCTTAAGAAGCCTTACAAGGAGTTTGCACTAGAAGCACTAGATTGAACCCGCGTTCATTGCAATGAGTCCCCACTCAGTCTGGGTAAGGTTCTCCCAGAAACCACTAGATACACCTAAAATAGTGAACACTCTTTGTACACTAACCTCTCCCTTAGAGAGGGTGTTGAAATCTAACTGGTTAACTTGAGTTTGCGTTACTAGAGATTGTACTTCGCGTCAGGTATCTGTAACTAAAACAACAGAGAACCCGGTCCCGGAGGGCACCTTTTAAACCCCAACTATGGCTTTCACTAACATTTTTACCGATTGACCTTTTCTCAGAACTTTCATCACCAATGAATATTCCACTAAACACAATCCGTAAAACTGTTAGAAAGCCATTACCTCGCACTCGCGAAACTGGATTCAACAAGCCCAACCCCGTCGACATCTTTGAAGAGAAGTTTGGAAAGTACCAACCCTGGTCCCGCCCTAATAATCTGTCAGTCAGGGACACTAACCCGGATCCCAATTCTCCTTCGTGGACACAAAAAGAACACGATCCCCCTTCAGTTCGAGCCCAAGCCCTTCGAAATTGGAATAATTATCCCACCGAACGCCCGTTTGGAATCCCCGCCGAAGCTGGTCGAGCAGAAGAAGCCGGAGAACCAGGAATCCCTATTGGAACTAGTATTAAGAATACGACATCACGAGAAGCAGCAGCTGGTATCGGAATTGCCGCCGTCACAGCCAAGTTTGCCGCGAACCAGTATCTTCAATCCCAACAAGTTTCCTCCAACACTAAAGTCATCCCTACTTTGGAGGACCAATTCAAACAGACCCAAAACAAAGTCTCCACCCTCACCGGAATAGCCGACACAGTCGGAACTATCGCCGGAGCAGCCCTCCTCTTTTTATGATTTACAAGCTCCTCTTGTATCTCTGTACTGCTATTCTCTTTTTCCTATTACCATGGACCCCGCTATGGATCTTCCCACTGTTATTAGCCACAGGGAAGACACTACTAACCTGGCTGAACCGTCCCCTCCGGAATCTGGAATTGATAATGCTATTGTTCCTGATCGGATTGCTCTCCAGGAGGGCGATTGGACTTATGCGACCCGGTTCTCAAGGCTTGAAAGCGTTTCTACTTTCGCTTGGAGTTCAAACACTCCAGTTGGCGGGACGCTATTTTTCCAACCAGTTGCCAACCTTATTTGGAACGCCTCTCGAACCAAAGTCAGAGAAACCTTCAGATTATGGCGGTTTGATTCTATAGACATCTCATTTCAGATGAATGTCAATGAATTCTACTCCGGACATGCCAAAGCTGTCTTCATCCCAGGAGACATCAGTACAGCCAGTATAAACACCGCGTACTATAAGTCCGGCTACCACATAATGGCCAGCGAGTCTCCGAATCTCACTATGAATATCCCCTGGAATCATGTCAAGCATTTCTTTGACGATGATGCCCCCTTCTACCCCGCCCTCATTGGTCTGGGAGTTATTGGTGTCATGGTTTTTGACTCCTTAGCAGGCCCTGCTGATGCAATCCAACAAATAGACATTCGAGTCCTTTCTTGCATCAATGGAATGCGCTTCGCTTTTCCCAAGGATCCCTCCAATATTCCTCTCGAAGGTTACGAAGAAATTCGGTATTTTCCCAATACTGAAAATTATTTGGGCCTTAAAGACACCACCCGCATGGCTGGAAATCATGTTATGATGAACGGCTGTGGTCTTTCCGAGAGTGGAATGACAACCTCCCTTGCTTACCTCCTCCATCAGGAACAGCATTATATGGCAAAAGATTGGACTACAGCCATGAATCCCGGTCAACTTTTGACCACTTTCTTTGTTACCCCCAAAGCTATGACCCAAATCAACGCAGGCCCTCTCCTTTTTGACGACCTACATAGCATGCTTGCATGCATGTTCAATTTCTGGTCTGGATCTATGGCATACCACATGATTGTTTCCAAAACCACTTTCCATACTGGTAAACTTGCCGTTTACGCTTGTGGAGTCAATGCTCCCGCAGGAGCAGACTACACCCAGCACCCCCACATCATCTACGACATCAAGAAAGGATGCATCTGCAAGTTCGCAGTTCCCCCCACCTGGGATTTCCCTTTGAAAACCTTGTGGTCCAACAGCGTCACCTTAGATTCTCCCATCCAAGTTAGATTAGTTGTACATACCCCTCTGCGCACCACCAATGCCCTCAAACCTAGCGTTAAGATTAACATTTTTAGGTTATCTTATTATAAGAACCCCCTTCGCTTCTTTACCCCCTCTTCCCAGAGCGTTCAAGTAGAGAGCGTCACCACATGTCTTATGTCAGATGACCACTATGACATTCTTGGCGAAGAAGCTAGTTCGATTTCCACCATCAATGGATCTTACGAAGAGATCGTTGACTTGCGTCAACTTACCTGTCGAATGAACGCTTTTTATTTCGGTTGGAAAGATGCCCACCCCGCTGTCCGCATTCCCAATGACATCCCTGTCAGACCCGACCTTTTCTCAAATGAAATAGTCGATATAAGACCCGAGAATTACACCCCTGCCCTCGCCAAAATGTTTTCATTTTGGGGAGGAAGTATGAACTACATGGTTCAATCCAATGCCCCCGTTTTGGAAGTGAAAGTCTCCCCCCCCGTTATTGGAGCGAATGACCCTGCCAAATGGCAAGAAAACTTCCCCTACTTTAGAGGATGTATTAGACCCACTCAGAATCTCATGAATACCGTTTCCTACGTTACCTTCGCTGTACCCGATTCCCCTCTCAACGAGTGTAATTTCATCACACGAGGAAATGAAGATTATGTCACACACAACCAAGTGATTAAGCTCTTCTCCTACGAGACGCTCCAGCACAAGCTCGCCAATGAGTTCATGTTCTACTATTCCACTGGCCCAGATTTCTGGATGTCAGGTTATAGAGGAATCTCTGAATCTGAGAGTCTTTTCCGTATGGCTATGGGCAATTACATCCCCCAGCTTAGCTTAGGTTACGGATTTTGGGAATTCACCCCCTCCGCCCCGTTTAAACCCCATGCTACAGCAGAAGAAGCCTTTGCCTATTGGAAAAACCGATTGAAAGGCAAAACCAATGCCCTTCCCCTCTACAATTTAGTCGAAATGATGCGTAATGCGTATCCTGACGACGAAATTAGAGCCGCCCTCCGCAAAGACAAGTTAAAATGGCCCCTCCCCAGAGCCATAACTCCCTCCTCCCCTTCCCAAAACAATACCACTTACCCCCCCCTACCCCAGTGGCCCCACTCCGCCCCCGGACCTGGAATTGTTGAAGGACTTCTAGACCATATTGCGCCCTTTTCCAAGGAAGTCGCCATGGTCGCCGGTGGAATAGCAATTGCCGGAGGAGTCTACGCTTCTACCCGCCATGCAGTTAGCTGCATCGAGAAGTTCTCTACCCCCATGAGAGATCACGTCAATTCCACCCTAGACAAAGTTGACGACACCCTAGAAGTAGCTGCCTCTACCATCACACGAATGGCAGGAGTACCACAAGACAAAATTTCCTCTATGATCCTTTTGATCATTGACGCTGTCGAATCATGTGTTATAAACACAAACGTCAAATGGGGATTCTTCATTACCAAATTTGCAATTACCACATCTGTGAACGTTGGTTTTCTGAAAACAGCTTTCTCCCACGTGTTGAGATTTTCGAATCAATCTGCACAGGAATCAGAACTTCAAGGAGCTCTTGACTTCACAAACAAGAGTATAATTAATCTTCTGACCATCGCCGTTATAGCGGTGGGTTTCACCGCATCCGGAGGAACAAATGTTGACGAAAAGAAATGCAAAACCATCTTTGACTACCTTTCTGTCCGAGGCCGAGACCTCATCAACATCAAAGGAGGCATTTCAGCTCTCGCTACTTGCTTTTCTTCAATCAAAGAAATGGTTGGAGAAGCCCTGTTTGAAACAGGTATCCTGGATACGAAAGAAGACTTCGCTACCGAGGACAACAAGCTTTCCCTTCTCATGAAACCTTTCATAGAGAAATTAGAAGAAATGACCGGAACAACGGAACTCCTTCGAAAATGTGCTACTGACCCCGCACACAGAGCACAATACGCCACCCTTTATGCTGACCACACCAAAATTTCTAATTTCATCCTCAGCAACAAAATTCAGGACCGACAATTAATCGGAAATTTCCAAATTCTTTCCAAGAGAATGGATAGAGTCCACGACATGATCTTTGAGCTATCAGAGCTTAATGATTTTCGAATTGACCCCTTCCATATTTGCCTTTCTGGCGAACCCGGAATAGGAAAAGGAGGCGTTTTATACGACCTCGCCAATTCTATTGCCGACGTACAGAAAGTTCCCAAAGAAGGACGTATGTTCCAAAGAACATTAGGAATGGAATTCTGTGACAACTATCACGGACAATTCTCATTCATCAATGACGAAGCCGACCAAGTCGATGACCCAAAAGAGACTGCTGCCACCATCCAGTACAAGTCTAACATCCCTGTCTCCATGAACATGGCAAACCTTGCCAGAAAAGGAATGTGGTTTTCTTCGAAGCTTATGCTATCGAACACCAACAACCCCTATCCCAGTCCCAATGGAATCAAAGAAAAGAGTGCCTACTGGCGACGCCGCAATTTATTGTGGGAAGTTACCAGAAAACCAGGAACTACTTTCCGAGACGACATGTCAGAATTCCAATTCTTCCGCCTTAATCCCAACAAGGCCACAGACCGCAAAGAAGGACCCTTCACTATCACCGAATTCCTCTTTGAATGCAACCACTCTTATGCATCTTACATGCTTAATCAGAACAAGTTGCTTACCCGTATGGGTATAACATCAGGTCTAACCCAAGTCTTTAGAGCTCCCGATCATCGAGTTATAAAGAAATGGCACAAGAAGAAGATTCTTGACGCAGTAGACGCTGCCGCCAACATCAAGTATATCGAGCGTGACTACGCTGACGAAACCACAGATTCAGAAGACGAAGACGATTATCGCAATCCTCCCTCCACCTCCAACACCCTCAACCCCCGCGAACGAGTCCAACAAGTTTGGAACTCTCGTATGGTCGAAGGCACAGAAGCCTTCTGCGAAGACGCATCGGACGACGATGACGATGAACCCCTCATCCAAGCCCTACCCAAGATAGGCCATTTTGACCTCCAGATAGTCGGAACAGAGTTCTTTCTCCTTGAAAGAAGAGGAGACACTTGGTATACCGTCCCATACACCGACGAAAGATATGACAATCTTTACCAAGCTATCTTCTACTCGATGGAGGAAGTAAGAACCCATCCTGTCCTCTCCGCCGAAGAAAAACAACGCTTCGAGAGTTTAACCATCCTTTTATCTGATGGCATCAGACGAACTCGCCTAGGTATTGCTAAAGGCAAGAAAAACAAGATCCCTCTGTCTTACCATACCTCCCTGCCCGTTGAAGGAACGCCTGATTTATCATACCGTTTCAAGGTCGACGTGAAAACCTACGACGACTTCAACTATCTTTCCAAAGCCCTGTGCAATCTTCATGAGCTTTTGACAAAATTGGACAACAAGTATTTCACTGGATTTAGACTTTTCCAAACATTAGTCTCTTTCACCATTGGAATTCTTTGCAATCATTTCTCTACCACCCTAGCAGAACTGACGGCCTTCACCAGAACGAAGTCCACCGCTTGGAGAGTTATCACTGGATGGATCTTCGGAAACATCGAGTGGCAAATTGGAGAATGCATCAAAGAATATCTTGCAAAACTCCAACCTTACTATTGGATGCTCGCTCCCATCTTAGCAGCACTAATAGGTAAGACCCTCCACTATGGCTTCTTATACTTTAAGAAGACTGTAGACGATCGAGAAGAACTTCGCACCAAAGTCAACTGCTTAACAGAAGACTGCGAATCCCTCATTATCATGACTCCCGACCACCCAAAACTCCCAGACGATGGAGGAAAACATCTCCACGGCCATTTCTGCACGAATTGTCATAAGGTTTTTACCCACATGCACAAGTTCTACAAAAATTCCGAGCCTGGCAAACACCACACAGTATGCCACTCTTGCAAGCACAAACACCGCCTGCACGACGAATCTGATTTCGAACGCGAAACAGACGAAATGGAAACTGCGACCCCCACCACCCCCCCCACCCCTCCCAATACCCCCGAGAAAGTTGAAGGGTACGCCAAAGAAAAAGGCGCTAAACCCAAACTTCAGGTAACTAGGAAGGTTGTCCTTGAAGGACGCACTATTACCGGAACTTCTCCCGAAGAAAACCCAGTGATCCCAGGCTTCCCCAAAGACAAACCAGATGAGGCCTTAGCACAAGGCTGTTCAGATCAGAGCTACAACAGTATCTCTTCCAAGATCTATTCCAATTGTGGAATCATTTCCACTGGATTACGAACTCTGAACTATCTGGGACTCAAGTCCCATTACCTCATCGTCAACCGACATCTCCTTGAAGGCAGCGTAGGACGCAAAATCCCTATTATGCTCACCCGAAAAGAGACTGAGTTTACCATCATGGTTGGTCCTGAAGATTTTATCTTTTGGGCAGACCTCAAAAACCCAGAAACCGGAGAGAACATCAAGAATGATCGAATGATCATTTCCCTGGAACGATTCCCCACAATCCCCAGATTTGCCGACATCATGAATCACATTTCATCCGTCGATGACCTCCTCCGAGCCCACGAAACACCCGCAATGTTAGTCACCACTGAACATTTTCAGCGTGAAAACTGCATGCGACGAGATTTGTTTATTCCCCGCCTTCTGGCGCAGGATGGAACTTATTTCAAGGGCATCTTAGAAAGTTTCGCTACGTGGAAAACATGGCGCTACGAAATTCCAACCCAACCTGGAATGTGTGGCAGCTTTGTTATGAGCATGAACCCCGCTATGCCTGCAAAACTTGTAGGAATCCACATGGCTGGTCCCAAGAAAGACGACATCGGATACGCATCCGTCCTCTGGAGAGAGGAAATCGAGTTTCACTTGCCCAAACACCACAAAGAGTTTAACGAAGCCGAAATTCAAGGAGCAACCCTCTGCGAAATGACCGACTTACGACTCTATCCCGAAGGAGACGTCTATTACGACTATGCCGAGTTGGATGGACCACCTACCATCTCTCCTTTGAAAACCGATCTGCGTACCTCCCCTCTTTACGACAAAATCTTCCCGCACACCACAGAACCATCTCTTCTGCACGGAAATGACCCTCGCAATGAATCAGGCACCACCCCCATGAAGTTAGGATTGAACAAATTCAAATCAATCAAGGAATTCCCCGCTGACATCAGACAAATCGTAGTAGACGACTACGTTGCCGAAATCGTTGAACTCACCAAAGGCAAATCAGGTCCACGTCGGACACTGACTATGCAAGAGGCGATCAATGGTATCCCCGGTATTTTAGACCCCATGAAATTCGACACCTCCCCTGGATTTCCGTTTACGCGGATCAAGAAAGGCAAAGGACGAAAATTTCTTTTTGAATCATTAGGCTTTTCCTCCACAGGACAAGAATTATTCAAACCCGGCCCCCTTCTACAAAACAAATTGGACATCACCATCCGAAAAGCACGATTAGAAAGTATTCACTACGAAAACTACTTTGTTGATCAATTGAAGGACGAAAGAAGACCTATCGCAAAAGTCAGACAAGCAAAAACGAGAGTTTTTAACATGCACAACGTCGCATGGCTTATCCTGAACAGAATGTATTTAGGCGCGTTTGTTGAGACGTATAACCAGATCGGTATACTAGCAGGAAACGGATTAGCGTTGAATCCGGAAGGAGCGGACGCGACGGAACTCATCAAGTACCTTTCCAGTGTAGGCAACAACTACTACGACGGAGATTTCTCCGCCTGGGACGGGACTTTTGATTCCAGTACTATCCACATGATGGCCGATGTCATCTACAAATGGTACGAATGGGTAGCCCCCGAGACTGACCTTCAAATGGTTTGGATGTGTTTAACATCTTTGTTTGATCGAGTCCACATATGTGGAAAGACCGTATACAAACTCAACACGGGAATGCCTTCTGGACATTACATCACAGGAACAGGAAACACAGTTGGACACAATTGTAGGGATCGTTGCTTGTGGTTGATCATGACTAGAGCAATTAGACCAGCACTAGCTTCCATGTCAGCCTTCAAAACACATGTACGGACAGTAAAGACAGGAGACGATTCTATCGGAGCCGTGAGCAGACAGTGTAAAGATTTCTGGAACCCAGAAATGCTTTGCAAAATGTATAAAGCACACGGTATCGTCTACACCCCTCCTCAAAAAGAGGAAGGAGTGACTTTCGAAAACGGTGGTTTTGTAAAATTGGAAGAACTTTCATTCTTAAAAAGAACTTTTAAAGAAGATGAACGATTCCCAGGATACTACCACGCTGGAATGAACAAAACCATGACTATTCAAGAACTAGTCAATTGGATTCGATCAGGACAACCCCCCAAAGAAGCACTCTCTTCTAACATCGAAGACGCCTTACGCTTTGCGTTTGGCCACGGAAGAGAATATTTCGACGAGTTCTTAGGAACTCTTAAGCCCTTCTTGCAGGAAGAAGGCATGCCTCCCCCTAGAGTCAGCTGGACACAGTTGGACTATGAATGGCAAGTGGCCAATGGCCTCCTGTAGAACAGAGCTACGAATCTACGAGTTTGTCAAAATTCCTTTATTCGCATAGTATGTATGGATCAGATTCCGGATTTCATTAGGTTCCTTTGAGAATTAAAATGCAAGTATCTTTAGTGAGAACGCTACTAGTGACGTAAATTCAGCCCACTTAGGGCGAAAACGACTGGATATGATTTTAGTTATGAATGTTTGAAAATTATTATGTTGTTACATATATTAGAGCTTCCACTCTTACATAATTCTTAATTAATACAAAAAAAAAAAAAAAAAAAAAATCTCTTAAATTACCCAAATTTCGGCATAACACCACTGTTTATTTTTTTTTTTTTTAATTTTTGAAAATTTTTATTTTGTTAAATATATTTGAGATCCCACTCTTAAAAAATTTTTAATTAAAACAAAAAAAAAAAAAAAAAAAAAAAAC